TACATATACTGGCAACGGCTCATCGCAGTCTATTAGTGGTGTTGGGTTTTCATCATCGCCTGACCTCGTTTGGATTAAACAAAGAGATGGAACGGAACAGCACCAGTTATTTGATACCGTTAGAGGCGCACCATTATCTTTGAGTTCAAGCGGTACGTTTACTGAAAACAATAATGCACAAAGGCTTCAGTCTTTTGACAGCGATGGGTTTACGTTAGGTAACGATATTGCCGTAAACCAATCAGCCAAAACCTACGTTGGTTGGGCTTGGGACGCTGGTTCTGGTTCTGCCGCAAGTAATACTGATGGGTCAATCACCAGTACGGTCAAGGCTAATACAGATTACGGTTTTTCGATTGTCAGTTATACTGGCAATAGCACAGCTGGGGCTACGGTTGGACACGGACTAGGTGACACTGTGCCTGATATGATTATAGTTAAAAACAGAAGCGCAGTTCAAGATTGGAGAGTGTATCACTCATCACAAGGCTCTAGTAAAGGGACTTCGTTAAATACAACTGACGCTTTTGTTTCAGTTGGGTATTGGAATAATACAGACCCAACGTCAACAGTTTTCTCTGTCGATGGTAGCGCAAAAGTAAACGCATCAGGCAATAACTACATAGCCTACTGTTTCGCTGAAAAGACTGGCTACTCTAAGTTTGGTACATACACTGGAACTGGGGCGGCTGGTAATAGCATCACTGGGCTTGGTTTTAAGCCCGCCTTTCTCTTAGCAAGGCGCACTGACTCAGCTAGCAATTGGGGGATGTGGGACAATACTAGGGACACCGAAGGAACTATTACCAAGTATTTAATTGCTGACCTTTCAAACGTAGAAGGCGAGGCTTCAAGTGTTGGTGTAGATTTTGACGATGATGGTTTTACTTTCCAAGGCGGTAGTGCGCTAGGCAACGTCTCTGGCGGTTCGTATATATTTATGGCCTTTGCAGACACACGCAATGCGGCCTTCTGGCGTGACACTTCTGGGCAGGGCAATGACTGGCAACCTAACAACCTAGTGTTCAGTGACGTTGTGCCTGATAGCACTAGTAATAACTTCAACACTTTTTCTTCTGTTATACCAAGCAACTCAGGCAGTCTTAGTGAAGGAAACTTAAAATCATCCTCTGTTAGTGGTGGTGCAAGCAACTATGGGCCAATGTCTTCTTATAATGTTCACAGCGGTAAATGGTACTTTGAGTTCAGAATAACAGGTGGCACAGCTAATGATATATATGCTGGAGCTTTTTACGCAAGAACAGATAACTCTATCCGCTTTGGCAAGGATATGGCCGCTGTGTATAATGGTAAAATTTACGCAGATGGTGTTGCTGTACAGACTGGATTAGCAAACCCTGCAACTAATGATGTGTTTGGTTTTGCTGTTGATGTTGACAACTCTACCTGTCAGGTTTACCGAAACGGTTCAACTTACGGGACTTTAGTAGATTTCTCATCTAGCAGTTACATAAGCAATGGGTTTATGGGAATGGGTCATTACCACGGCTCATCAAGCACTAACTCTACTGCTGTTGTAAACTATGGTCAGGACAGCACCTTCGCTGGGGCAACTGCCGCTGGCGGCAATGCTGATGAGAACGGCTACGGCGATTTCCAGTATGCGCCAGCATCAGGTTACTTGTCGCTCTGTTCAGCCAATCTTCCAACAGGTGCGATAGACACGCTGGCTGATGAAACGCCAGAGGATTATTTCAATACGGTTCTTTACACTGGTAATGGCACAGGTCAAAGCATTACGACAGGACACGCATCAGATTTCGTTTGGTTGAAAACTAGAGCCTTGAACTATCAGCACAGCCTGTATGATAGTGTGCGCGGAGGTCGGTATCGTTTGGCTTCAGACCAAGCCCTTGCTGAAGCGGACAATGCCTCTGCTAATTTGCAGAGCTTTGACACTGATGGTTTCACAGTTGGCACCCTAATTAATGACAACACGAACGGTCAATCTTATGTTGGCTGGTCTTGGAAAGCTGGCGGCACAGGCGTAAGCAACACCGATGGCAGTATTACCAGTACAGTTAGCGTGGGTGCTACTAGCCAGCAGAACTGGTTTAGTATTGTAGGTTATCAGGGCACTGGTGCCAATGCTACGGTTGGTCACGGTTTAGGTGGTACTGTGCCTGATATGATTATAGCAAAACGCAGAAACACAACTGGTAGCTGGGGCGTGTATCATTCTGGGATGACATCTGCAACATACCAGATGTGGCTTAACCTCACAAACGGCGAAACATCCAGACCTGCACAGTGGAATAGCACCGCACCAACATCTTCTGTGTTTAGTATTGGAACAGACACAGATGTTAATGCAAGTGGTAGTGACTACATAGCCTACTGTTTCGCAAACGCCGAAGGGCTGTGCAAGGTGGGCAGTTACACTGGTAATGGCTCGACAGATGGGGTCTTTGTCTATACAGGACACAAACCTTCACTTCTGCTGATTAAGGAAACTGGCAACGCTAATAGCTGGGAGTTATTTGACACGGCTCGCGACCCTGACAATGTTGCATCACAAAGATTATTCCCTAATACTGATGCCGCCGAAGCAACTACCAATCCATCACTGGACATACTTAGTAATGGGTTTAAGGCTAGGGCTGGAAACACTGGAATAAATCGTTCAGGCGGTTCATATATATTCCTATCTATTAGCGAACAACCATTCAAATTTGCAAATGCGAGGTGACGAAAATGTGGACATATCAAGGTAAACGAATAAAAGAAGGTCGTGCGTGGAAGAACGCTGACGGCATCCAGCACCCTACTAGCTGGGGCAGATGGTCTGATGATGAAAAGGTAGCGGCTGGCCTTGTCTGGGTTGACCCACCAGCGTCATTCGACAATCGCTTCTATTGGGATGCCAACACACCTAAAGCATTGGATGATGTCAACGCTGTTGATGAGGACGGTAATCCTGTACTAGAAGACGGTGAGCAGATGGTCATACTTGGCCTCAAGTCACAGTGGAAAGCCACCATCAAAACACAGGCTGGTGGATTACTTGCACCTACTGATTGGATGGTTATCAAAGCACAAGAGGTTGCAGACTACCTTGTGCCAGCCGGAACGCTGACATTTCGTGCTGATGTGCGTACTGCCTCAAACACAATCGAAGCGGCAATAGATGGCGCGGCTGACCATACAGCGTTTATGGCGTTGTTCGATGCGCCTGTTGATGCTGACAATAACCCAACTGGCAATGCACCAATTGCTGACTGGCCTGACGAGGTGTAGTTATGGATATGAGTAGCTTGTTTGATATATTGATTGGCGCGTTTATTGCTGGCGGTGGTTGGTATATTAACCAGCTAACCAATCGTATTAACCGCCTTGAGGAACGCATCAACTCCACCAGAGAAACATTTATCCACAAGGATGAGATGGCGGCTATGATGGGGCGCATTGAGGACAGGTTCGGCAGATTAGAGGACTTGCTTCATCGCTTGATGGAAAAGAAATGATTTACCACGCCCTTGGTTTCGCCCTTGGGTTGCGAGGCCGCCTTAGTGCGGCTTTCGTTTAATGAAATTAGTTGAGGCATATGCAGATGGTTGAATGGGTAGTCGCATTTGTTTTAGTTATGTATCAAGGGGTAGGTGATGACCGAAGAGCAATTGCTAAGAATTTGCTACACTTTCGTTCTGTTGATGATTGTAATTATTTCGCAAAGCAAATCACTCGAACCCACGGAAATTACCAGCATCTGGATTTAGTTGACCCACGGGATAGGGTTACGGCATACTGCTTACCGAAGGCAATAGACCCTAGCAAAACGAAAGTATACTGATGTTAGCAGAACTAGCCGCCGCCAATGCCGCATTTGCTGTTATCAAGCAAGCAGTGCAAAACTCTGGTGACTTGGCTAGAGCAGGCGGAGCTATTGCTAAGTTTGTTGGTGCGAAAGAAGGGCTAGAAAAGAAGGTAGCAGGCAAGAACAAATCATCTGTTGGCGGCTCAGACTTAGAAGCATTTCTTGCATTAGAGCAAGTCAAAGACGCTGAGTATGAACTCAAGAAGATAATGATATACATTGGTAGGCCACGACTGTGGTCAGACTGGCAGGCGTTTCAAGCTAAGTGTCGTACAGAAAGACGTGAGGCTGAGAAGAAGGCCGCTCGCAAAAAGCAATTCATATTAGAAATGTTCGTAGGTGCAATGGCGGTCTTCCTAATGGTCGGGATAGCTGGCACTGTCGCTTATTTTTTAAGGAAATAAATGCTAACAGAAACTACCGTTGGTCTGATTGGTGAATATATAACCGCCGCATCGTTGTTGCAGATGGGTTGGCGCGTATCGCTGGCGGCTCAAGATAAGGTTGATCTGGTTTGCTGGTCTGAACGTGAGTTCCTTCGGGTTCAAGTGAAATCAGCCACGTTAAAGCCAAAGAGCAAAAGCACATATGGGTATCAGTTTCAGCTAGCATCGGGGACAAACAAGAAGATACTGCCAACCGTTGACGATTATGATATGCTTGCTTGTTGCTCGATCAATGACCGCCGGGTTATTTTCTATGCAACAGAGCAGGTGCAACAATACTCGAAGCGGTTCACCCAAAGGTATTTTGAAAACCGTAATATTGAAGAAGACAGTTTCAACAAGGCAATTGAAATTATAAGAGGCAGAATATAATGGACTGGTCAAAGTATCCTAATTTCAGTGAGGCTGAATTAAAGTGTAGCCACACCGGCAAGTGTGCAATGGATGCCAGCTTTATGGATAAGCTACAGGCATTGCGTAGTGAGCTGGGCGAAGGCATGACAATCACATCAGGGTATCGTGATGCCACGCACCCGGTTGAGGCTAGTAAGGCTCGCCCCGGAACACACGCCAGAGGCGTTGCAGTCGATGTCAAGTGTGACGGCCAGCAATCGTATCGAATTATGGCGCTGGCATTCAAGCACGGCTTCACCGGCATCGGGGTAAAGCAGTCCGGCGCTGGTAGGTTCTTGCATCTGGACACGTTTGCCGGTGGGCCGCGTCCTAACATATGGAGTTATTAGATGTCAGCCAAGGACATACTAGAATGGAAGATACTACCACGCCTGATGATGGCGGTAATGACGCTGATGAGCTGGCGTTGTGCCGAGTGGTTTATGAGCTTGGACAGCCCGACAGCATCACAGTCAGCCTTTGTCAGCGTTGTGATGGGCGCTATGACCGGTGCGTTTGGTATTTGGATGGGAAATGAGGCAAAAAAATGATTGATTTATTAGTAGGCCCTATCACTGGGCTATTAGATAAGTTCATTGAAGACAAGGATCAAAAGGCACAGCTCGCTCACGATCTCGCCACAATGTCACAGCGTCATACGCAAGAACAGATACTGGCACAGCTAGAGATTGCTAAACAGGATGCGAAGGGCAACTGGTTTCAGTCGAGCTGGCGGCCATTGATTGGCTGGATATGTGGATTGTCGTTAGGCATAAACTATATGGTAGCGCCTATCGCGGCAGGCTTCGGCATCACCATACCGCAAGCAGATATGTCGGTGATGATGCCGCTATTGTTTGGAATGCTTGGCATCGCCGGAATGCGTTCTTATGACAAGAAGCAAACCACCGATACCAAGTAATCTTACAGCTCTTTAATGCTAAGTGTTTTCTGCCGGACAGTAGCTTCCGGCTTGGCCGGTGTAACCTTCTCAGGTTGCGCCTTGGTTCGCCGCATCGGCCATTTGATCTGGTACTGCGACAGACCAATGTTGACACGCGCCTGATCGTGGTTGCCCATATACTCTTTGATTGTAGCTTCGGCCTGATCTATGTCAGCTTCGGCCTGTTTCTTCGCATCCTTTGCCGCCATTAAATCTTCAAAGGCTGTCAGCACATCCGGCTCACCGTTTAGATCAAGCGGTTCAGCGTCAGGCTCTGCCTCTGGGTAGGCGTGGTTGCCATCCCCGGAAGACAGGACAGGGTATACCTCACCTGTTTTGCGGCGTTCTTCAAAGTCAACCACCGCATCAGCAATGCGTTTCTGCATAGCCGGATCGGCCTCATAAACGAAGATACGCATCTGGATGCCGCGATACAGCACACAGATTGCACCCCATCTATAACCGCCACACATCATCTGCGCCTGTAGTTGCCACAAGCCACGGTGTGCGGCTGGTTGTTCTTCCGGCATCGCGCTGGTGGTCTTAGCTTCCAGAACGCCTATGGTGCTGATGTCTATCTCATCAGCAGTCATGCAGTATATACCATTAGCAACATCAGTTTTGATCGTGCCGTTGGCAACGCCCAGCCCATCAAGGCTGGCGGCCATCGGCAGATCAGGATGGAACTCCGGCTTGGTTATATGGGTTTCATGATTGCGTAAGCCCAGACGTTTGGCGGCTTCATTGAGAATAACATTCTCTAACCTGTCGCCCCATTCAGTGATCTCACTGCCGTGAAACGTACTCTCGAACTTATCGTGATCCCTCTGGATCATCTCAGATAGCAACTCATTCTGCGTTGCATAGGGCGACAGCCCCAGCAACACAGGCACACGGCTAGCCGACAGCATGTCGTCAGGTGTGATCTTTCCAATTTTCTCAGTCATTGGCATCACTCAACTGTAATGTTGATGATAATTTTTGGACGGCTTTTTCTGTGTCCTTTATTTGTTTTAATGTGTAGCCGTTCTGTATTGGGCTATCCACAACATTGCTTTTCATATGCTCAATGCCAAGGCTTGCGGCAATCGCTAGCTTTATGTTGTCAGTGTTATCCAAAAGAATTACGTTTTTAATAGTCATTACATACCTCCAAAATATGCGATTGCACCCCAGAAATTATAGGTAGGGTGTAAGATGTTAGTCCAGCTTAGGCAGTACAGGACTGCAAAGCCACCAAGAATTATATTCATTAAGCATTTAGCCATTGCACAATCTCCCTGCGGTTAAAAAACACATGACGTTGCAAAGTAGCTTCGCGCCACGGCTTGCCTGTTTTGGCTCGCCACCAGCGGTAAGCCTCACCCTTAGTTGCGAAAAACATACGCGGTTCTTCGATCTGCCAGATAGTTGTTTGAGCATACATTATGCCATCTCCCTACTGCAAAGGTTACGCACAGATGTGCTGTGCCACACACCGCCCATCGCGGACGGTATTCTTGCATCATTCAGTGTGTCGGCGATCTTCGCAAACGACACGCCTGACTGACGTAATGTTTTAATGATGGGCATAGCTTCGCCAGCAATAGCGGCTGTCTTGCCCCTGCGAGCTTCACCAGCGGCTTTACCGCCAGCGTGTGGGTTAGGACTGCCCAGCTTCACACCACGCGCCTTGGCGACAGCTAGAGCGGACTTAGTGCGCTCACTGATGCGTCTGCCTTCAAACTCAGCAAATACTGACATCATCTGTAGCATAGTGCGGTCGGCTTCTGGCATGTCAGCACAAGTAATAGGCACGTTAGCTTCGAGCAAGTTGGCGATAAAGGCTACGTTACGCGCCAGACGATCTAGCTTGGCGATGAGTAGGGTAGCGCCTTCACGTTTGGCGTGGGCTAATGCCTCAGCTAGCTGTGGCCGGTCATTCTTTTTGCCGGACTCTACCTCAACATATTCTGCGATGATGTTGTCAGCGAATGGCGCGACAGCTACACGCTGTGCTTCTAAACCAAGGCCGGATTGACCTTGGCGCTGAGTTGATACACGGTAATAAGCGATGTATGTGGTCATTAGTTTCTCCCTGTTACATTTATTATATTAGGCCAAAATACATAATGTTCAAGTAAAATATAGCCAAAAATCGAAAAAAAATATAATCGGTATTGCAACACTATGTATTAAATATTAGGTTTTTCTGACCAGACGGGAGATACATATGGTTAATTCAAGAGCAAAAGGCTCTAGGTTCGAATTAAAAATAGCCGCTGATTTGTTTGATGCTTTGGGCATTAAGTTTGAACGCATACTGGATCAGGTGCGTGTAGCCGGGCTAGGTGATCTACGACCAGTCACCGGCACGTTTCCCTTCACATTAGAAATGAAGCATTACAAGTCCGGCCAGCAGGCGCGTCCTGATTGGTGGGATCAAGCCTGCACATCTGCCCGGCTAGCAAACAATCTGCCTGCGCTTCTATATAAATTTAATAATGTGCCGGTGCGTTGCCGGATACCGTTGCAAGCCGTTGTTGATATGGCTGAGTTCAATGCGTACTCAGGCGGCGCTAACCCATATGACTGGCGTTATGCGTGTGAGGTTGACTTCGATACGTTTTGCATGATCGCAAGGGAGCTGATGTAATGTTGTATGAAACTGATGAACACAAAGCGGCTGAACGCCAGCTTATGAACGCTCTGGGTCAGGCGTATGACTATGAGATGATTAGTTTGCCGCCAAAGTATAGCCTCGATTGCTTGGCGATGCGGAAGGATGCGGCCAAGTGTTTGTTTGAATTTAAGTGTCGC